TCGGTGGTGGCACAATTAATACAGATACTGTAGGCGTATATGGTCTAAGAGAATCTGCCGAAAAGATTGAATTGGTAAGAACAGTATCAAGTGATACAGACTTTGTTTTGGAAGCAGGATCTATCCTCGGAGCAAACAACTTTGGTATTCTTGTCGTATATGTAACTATCAACTGTTCTTCAACCGGTGGAATCAGACTTCGATACAATAACTTATTGAACACCGCTGGAAGTATTCACGGAAACGCTTTCTTATTAAACGGAAACTTCGCACTTACCTTCTCGTACTTTGGTACTACAGGATTGCAACTACTCGCATTTACTGAATTATAATGAACCATACTGATTTGAAAGTTTTGCTGCTAAATGCTACCACGCTAGGCATAAGTATGGCACAAGTAGAGATTGCCCTAAAGTTTATGCTGCTAATTGTATCTATAGGGTATACGTTGCAGAGATGGTACTTTATGAATAAAAATAAAGGAGAATAAAAAAAGGGAGCATTAGCTCCCTTTATTTTTACAAGTACTTAAACAAGTACATTCTACTGGTGCAAATTCGCACCACACTATTTTATCTTGGTTCTTTTGTCCACGGATCGTACTGCGAAGTACCCTCCTATTACTGTGACGCTTACCATTTCCCATAGCCCAATCCATCTTTGGTTAATACTCATTAATCCCAGCCCATCAAAAAATGTAACTAGTATTAAAAAGGATACAACCACTACAAGTGTAAGGGGTCTAACGTTTTTAGAAAGCCAAGAGTCAGAAGACATATCAGATTTCCAACGAGCAGATATCTCGTTTTCTATGCTCTGCCTTACTTTTTCTTTTTCTTCTGGTGTTGCAACAAATTTGTCAACTACGTTTGCTACCGCATTGACAGTTTCCTTTACACCAGCATTCATTAATTTCTTCAATGGGTTCTTCATCATCCACTACAGCTTTCACATTCTGGATTATCAATGGAGCATTGAGCGTTATCGTTCTTTTCTGAGTTCTCCAATTGGTCGATAAAATCTTGGAAGTCATTTTCAAATCCGAAGTCTGTGTCGTTCATAATCATTTAGTTTTTTTGGCTTCCGCATTCCATGCACCATAACAAATACTTAGTCTCTGTGAAGCATCGGGGTACTCCATTTGAAGGTTGTCATCTTGCATACATCTTGATAAAAATTGTTGTCTATTCTCCTGGGGTTTTGGAGTTGGGATCGGCATCTTCCTCTGGTTTTTTAGAATTAGTAAATACAGGCTCGTCCCAATAAAGGAACAGCCACTCGCTTTTATAATTTACATTTTTCATTGAACCAATTTTCTATATGTAAGTTCTGCAATCAATGCCGTATAAATCGCAAATAAGACGTTCATTCCTAACGAATAATAGATTATACCACTTACCCAAAAAGATAAGCAGAGAACGCAGTTAAATGGCTTAAAAGGCGCAATACGTTCTATGAACCAACCGTAGGGTTCAAATACAAAAAGGTAAGAGAATAGAAATCCTAAACCACTTACCAAAAACCAGTCATTATATACCTGTATCATAATTTTCTACTTGTGAAATCATCTTTAACGTAACGAATAAGTTTCCTTTTTGCTTCTCCGTTCTCTATTATTATCATGTGGCCTTTTATTTTCTGACCATAAACGTCTCTCCACTTTAAAGATATGATTTTATTTGTCATCGTGGAGTATATCATAGATATAATTAAATTTGCTGCCGACTTCTCTGGCTTGTAGTAGTGTAAGAATTTTTCACATACACGCATAACAGCCTCGTCAACTAGAGATTGCTGTAGTTCTCTGTTGCCGTTTGTTACAAAAGCAAATCCTGAAATTTCATTTGCTCTAGCAAGGATAAACTTGCCAAGTTCTTGGGTAATACTACCTTGTTCTTTTGATTTCTTAGCTTCTTCCTCAATAATCTTTTTGTCGTACTTCGTTCTCAACATGGTCAACGATTCTTACGATGTCAAAGAGATAGTCTGAAAGTTCTTCGGACTTAATGTTGAGTTCATAACCCAAACGAACAAGTGTGACTTTTTCATCATTGAGTATTAATTCTCTAATTTGTTCATATAAAGATATAAGGAAGTCTGCTTCAGCTGAAGTGATTTCGTCATATGTTTTATCAAGTGGCATACGGTCTTATTGATAGTGCTTTCTCTGGATCGATCTCAGCAATCTTATCAATAAGTTCGTTCTCCTTCTTGTAAGCCAACTGTATCTCTTCTAGAGTAGAGTCTGTTCCTAAATTTGTAAACAGATTTGCCATCTCCCTTAATAGATTGTCAATCTGCTCTCTTTTTAATTTACAAGTGTGGTAGTTACTATTCTTCATATGTTAAGTTTTTGCAATATATTTTACATATATAAGTGTTCTTGTCAAGATTCCCATCGTATCTTATCGAAACGCTCTTGTAATATTTAGGATTATCATCCGGAATAATACCTTCAGAAACAAGGGTATCAGCAAGAAACTTTGAAACAAGAATACCGTTGTCAATATCAAGGCGGCTATTATACGAAATGGTAATGTAGATTTCTTCGCAAGTGAACTTATCATATTCTGATAACGCTTCTTGGCAAGCTCTCTTATATTCATCCTTATATTTTTTTCTAATAGCCCAATGACCACCAGAGTAAATTTTATTTAGACTCGGTGGCTTGGGTAGGTTAAGTTCTATTTTTGTGTAGGCGTTATCCATCTGCATAGATTTTTAGGAACACGATAAAAGGCATCAAGCCCTTGTCTGTGTCCTGTGTTTATCCTACGAACTTCTCTAAATTCCTCCTTAAATATTTCAGAAGAATGTGCAACACATATTGCTTGTGTTTCTGCACAAACTAGCGCATAATAAAAACCCTTACCCTCCCACTTTTTCTTTCTACCTAAGAAAGATACTGTGTCGAAAGGAAAGGATTCTTCATCAGTCCAAGGGTAGTTACCCTTTACCTCAGCTTCTATAAAAGTGGATCGACCTTGATGGTCTATAGCCTCGATGTCTACACCGTAGTCTTCTTCCTCTATAATGTCTGCCACCCAGTCTTGGGTCTTTAGCCAAGCGATAACAATCGCTTTGCCATAAGCATCATTCGTGTCATAAGATTCTTGGACAAATTTCCTGGCGGCATACTTACTCATGATTCTCTGTTTATTGCAATCTTTAGTAGGATTAAATATCCTATCAAATCTTGCACGGTGTCTTCGGTTTCATCCGTAATGCCCTTGCTCTTTATACGCATAAGCTTGTCATCAATCCTAGCGCATAAACTATCAACTGCGTTCCCCTTCGAGAAGATACCTACGGGGTTAAGGGCTGAGTCCCCGTAGGCAGCATTCTTCTCTAAGAGTAAGTTAGTAACTTCCGCAGATACTTCAATAATTAAATCTCTTGTATCCATAGTACTAAGTTAGTCATTATTATCTAATAAGTCAACTTCTAATTTATATACTTTACTAACATTATTTCCTTGAATTACTATCCTTCCAGAAGATGGATTTAAGAATATGTAATTTTCAGAACATCCAGTGTAGTCAGAGACATCAAACTTGTATACATTTCCGTTAATTAAAATCATTATTTCTTTGTTCTCTGTTTCAAGAACTTCCACCTGCTTCGCAGATGGGACGTTGAATTTAAGGTATGCTCTAACAAGTTGTGCGAATGCCCTCTTACGATCACGAATCAGACTGTGGATAGGCGTATTGCTTTTCTCCGCTTTTGTTGTACTCATAGTATCTGTTCTTTAATTTGTCGTAATACAAAGTAACCTTTCCTAACTTACCAACAATTTTTGGCTTCGCTTTAACCACAGTAATCTCCACTTGGTTAGGCTCATACGGCACACCATTGGAATCTTCAAGTCCAAAGGGGCATCGCCATACGTTGATTACCATCATCCCTTTCCTGGACCATTGCATCCCCCCGGCAATGTCATTCATCGTGGGCTTGTCCACATAGGGTACACCGTTCTTGTACTTCGCTTGTTGGTGTTTAGTGTGTACGGTAACGATAGTGTGGTAGTCCTTATCGCTTGAGTGCTTACGGATGCGAGTGAGTATCTGCCCAATGGCTATATCATCACGCACCCCACTTGATACATCGGTCTTAATTTCCGTGAACGGATCGACAAAGCAACCGTCTATCTTTATGAAATGTGTCTGCTCTATTTCTTCTACAGCAGTATAGTACCCTTCAATGGAAAGGTCTTGCAGACCACTATCAATAATAAAGAAGTGCTTATTTATAAATTCAAAAGCCTTCTCTGTCTCTTCATCTGTTGCAGTCATTGTATCATTAACGAGGAATGGCTTACGCAAATACACCCACATTAATTCTGCAAACACCTCGGTAGGCGATCCTGTCTCTGGCGAGTATACTGCCCACTTCCACCCACTATATTGTGCGAGGTTCATCATCAGTTCAAATCCGAACTGACTCTTTCCTTGGTGCGCCCCAGCATAGATATATGTGGTGCTACCTTTTTTCATAGAGTACTTGTCAAACAAGGAATCAAATCCTGTCCAAGCCCCTTTCTTAATACCTTCGTTTCTCAGAGAATTTAAATTGCCCTTTAATTCTTCTGCGGTATATACAAACTTACTCATGCTCATTCTCCAAACTCTTTTACATATTCTGATTCTTTGTGCTGAAAACTTCTGCTAATTTCTTTTCTATAAAACTCTTCGCTTATATAGAAGTCGTAAACCTTTTTCCCTGTGAGTCCATTGTATGCCATTATCTTGGCGATCATCTCTGGGCTGCGGTTAACGTGGTCAATAGACTTTGCTCTAGTTACAAACTGAAACGGATGTGATGCAGTACCTCTGTGTATATTAGAATATCCATTCCCTTTCTTTACCTTCCAAGAAAGCCTTACACCAATGTCATAAATCATTTGGCCTTCATCATCCGAGGTTGGTGCGCTATTCGGATTGATGTCGAAGTGTTCATCGAGTGGCCCTTTTTCTTCTTTCATCTCTCTTTGGTGTTAAAGGTGTCAAGCATCTTGTGCAGTTTACTTGACATAATGTTCTATTAAAGACACAAAACCCTATCGTTCTGTATCATCTTTGGTTTCTAATTTCTCAAGCGTGTCCTTCAGTATCACATTCCAAGCCCACTTGTCCTTGTCAGCGTTCCAAAGTTGCTCGTACATATCAAGTAGTATCTCTCTCATTTTTATTTGGTATTAAAGGTTGTCACTTTTCTTGAAAGAGTATCAAAGATTTGGTACTCATCATAATAGTCTTTCAACTCTCGGATATAATCCTCAGCTTCTTGTTGAGTATCAAAACTGCTTACCATATCATCCATACCACCCTGCGGATAGTAATTATGAAAAGCGAAAAGTATATACTGTTTCATTTCTCGTTGGTATTAAGTTTTGCGCCTACTTTTATATGTATGCGCCTATAATTGTAAGGTTTTACCCTTACTTTGTACAATACATTGTCAGTTTTTACCCTTACTTTGTACAGAGGGGTAAGCATTACCTAAGTTAAAGAAGGGGGGCAATGCCCCCCTACTATAAAAACAACATGAAAAAAATCAGAATGGAAGATCTGAATCTGTATCGTTAACGGCTGCGGCCTTTGGTTGCATCTCCCCTTGCAACTGAATATACTTACCGCCATCTCGCTTGTCTTTAATCTCTAGGTTAACCCAACCCTTGTCGTTCTTAGCATTTGTCAATACCTCGAAGTCTTGTGGGCCAAGAGCCACCTTTACAATTTGTCCGAACTTTGTGTTCACTACTGTAGTCTTACCTACGAAAACCTTGTCTGCCATTTTCTTTTAAATTTAATCAGAGGTTAATAATTCTTTTAAGTGTTCGTACTTGCCCTCTAGTTCCAAGTACTTAGAATAGACATCATCTATTTTTTCTGTTAAAGATTCTTCCGAATGGTTTTCATAATCACGGATGTATTCCATTGATTTACCATATGCTCTGAAGTACCTCTTGTTCGCCATCCTGTTATCGTGGCCTTGCAAATATACGCTTACTCCTTTAGGATCGGTGTTAGTGATTCTGGAAATCTGTCGAATACCAAAACCCCAACTACCTAATACGGAGCAAGTCAATGCTCTAGCCATAACAGTTTCCTTGTCTTTCTTTGCGCCAAGGATGTCAGTAATGTTTATGCCTGTGGCTGAAGCACAAGCGTGTAAACATACGTTTTCTAATTTATTAAAGTTCGTCATATCTTACATTGTAAGGGTTAAATTCTTGGTTGAGAAAAAGATTCTCATACATCTCTATACTCTTGTTAAATTCCCATTCTCCGCTGGAAAGAAATTCATCTGATGCTTTGAAGATTCCTACCTCGTAAGGAAACTCTTTCTCTATTACCAAAAAATAAAAATCATCTACTCCAAAGATTTTACTATAAAGGTAGGCTTGTTGATTATAGAACATCCACTTCGCACTCTTCTTAAAATCGTCAAGAGATTTTGCAGTTGTCTTTAGGTCTACAAGATAAGTACTATCTCCATCAAAAACCAAAGCGTCTGCTTTTCCTTTTAATTTTATGTTAGTGAAACTTGGTGTTATGTGTTCCATAATTCCTGGAACTTCTGGCTTAAATAATTCTCCCAT